CCGCTGTCGTAGTGCGCCTGCAGGGCTGCGGGGATGATCTTCATAGGCGCACCTCTTCCAGCTCGATGCCCGTCCACTCGGTGAACATCTCAGGCCCACCCAGGAAGCGCCACACAGCCGCCGGGTCTTTGAAGGCCACGGGCACGTGGAACTCACCCGACCAGGCGTAGGTGTCGCCGCTGGCATGGTCACTGATGGCCGCACGGCCCGTGGCCACATCCACCACTGCGGAGGCCTGCGTCCACGCACCGGCACGGTTGCGCCACACCACCACCCCGGGCACAGGCTTGTAGATGGGCCGCACAAACACCCGAGACCCAAAGGCATAGAGGCGATTGAGTTGGTAGACGTTGCCCTCAATCAGCGTCAAGCTGGTGTTGCCGCGGTCACCCTCAAAGTCCGAAGGGTCCTGGAAGCGAAAGGCATCCGCATCGCCGCCCACCACATAGAAGAAGGCGCGCAGCTCCTCGAAGTCCTCACGCGATCGCACGGGCTGCGCGATCGTCCACTCATGCAAGGGATAGGCGGCCTCGCGGTTGGTGATGCGCTGCCCGGCCGCCGCATACGCCTTGCTGGTGAAAAAGCGCGGGCCACCACTGGCGTCGCGGCTGATGTGCTCGGGGAAGAGTTCGTCGAAAAATGGCATGGCGGCTTATCCGTTTCGACTTCTGGCAATTTCAATCCGGCGAGCCACATCGGTACCGAACTGCACGGCCGTCTCACGCCGCGCCCCTTGTGGCAGGGGCACCGTGATGTTGTAAAAGTTCTGCTGCTGGCCGCCACCCGACGGCGCCGGCGTGGCACCGCCCACATAGCCGCCACCGGCATAGCCATTGAGGCGCCCCAGAAAGTCCAGCCCCAGGGCCCGGGTGCTGGCCGCGTTGATCACGTATTCACCGCGGTGCACGATGCCGGCCGGCTCATACTTGCCGCCATTACCGGTGTAGCCACCACCGTCAAAGCCTGACAACCCGATGAAGTTGTCCAGCGCATCGCCTGGCAATGCACTGGCCACAGAGGCAACGGCAGACGTGCCGCCGAAGAGGCCAATCGCGCCACCCACCAGGCTGGTCAGCAAGCCACCGCCGCCACCCACACCGCCGGCCACACCGATCGCATTGCTGATCTGTTGCTTGATGATGATCCGCGTGATGTCCGCCACGATGCTGTTGGCCAGGTCGGAGAAGGACAGCTTGCCGGTGGTGACAAAGGTCACCAGGGCATCTTCCATGCCCTGGAAGGCACTCGTGAAGGCATTGGCCGTCTGCGCCGCCACGTTGGCCGAGTAGTCCACATAGTTCTGCAGCGCCTTGCTGGCCCCGTTGGTCCAGCTCGATTGCGCCGCCAAGACCTTGGTGGCCGTATCCTGATAAATACGCACCTCAGCATCCTGTTGCTGCTGCAATAGCGCCAGGCGCTGCTGAAACAACTTCTCATCTTCAGCAGACCAGCTGGAAGCAAAAAGCTTCTGATCTTCGAGCTGGCGTCGTTGCTGCAGATACTTCTCGGTAATGCTGGCCAAGCCCTGCAAGATGGACGCTTGCCGGTCACCCATGGCCACCGCCTGCACCTCCAAGGCGCTGCGACGCTCTAGCTGATCGATGTAGTCCTGGTGATTGCGCGTAAGCTGCGCAAGCGCTGCAGCGTGCTGACGCAAGGCCTGGGCGGCCTGCTGGTCCAAAGCAGCCAGCTCGGTCTCCTCCTGAGTCTGGCGTACCGCCATGCGACTGCGAACATCGGCCATCTGCCGCTGAACCGCAATGGCATCGCGGCCCGAGGTCTTTTCTGCCTCAAGCCGCTCAAGCTGGGCACGCATGGACTTCTCGTCCTGGTCCGCAGCTTCCTGCACCATCTCCCGACGCTGCCGGTAGTAATCCTCCAAGGGAACCAATCCAGCGGCCCGAGAGGCTTCCAGCATCTGCTGCCGCTGTCGCATCAGCGCCTGCTCTTCACGCAACTGATTCTGAATCTCCGACAGGTCAGCACGACGCTCTGCGCTTTGCATCCCTGCGCCCTGCTTGGTTGCATACTGCTTGCGCAGCGCCGCCTCGGTCTTGGCAATCTGCGCAGGATCCAACTGCGCGTCCAGCACCGCGCGCTTAGCGGGGTCAGTCTCAGCCGCCCGTGCGGCACGCACCTTATCCAGGTTGTCCCGGTACTCTTTAAGGGCATCGTTGAGCTTTTCCTGGCTGGTGCGGGCAGCCTGGTTGGCCTTTTCGATTGCCTGATAGGCTGCAATACCTGCCTGCTGGATGGCATTGTTCTTAGCCTGCTGCTCAGCCTCAGCTTTTTCAGCACCCGTAACCGCCAGCAAGGCTGCCTCACGGGTACGCAGCAAGGTGATTTGCGCTTTGATGCGCTCTTTATCCGCATCCGAAAGCCCAGTCTCTCCACGGCCTGTGGCTGCGCCACCAGCAGTGAGCCCAAACCCTTTGCCAGTATCCAGCTGCCGCTGGAATGCGGCTATTTGATCGCGAACACCACCCAACTCATCGGCAACCTGTCCCTTGCGCCCCACTCCAAGAATGGTGTCCCATACCGAGGCCGCAGTGCGACCCAGCGACTGCCAGGCACGCTCAATAAAGCCCAGATGCTTCTCCATCTCCGAAGCACGGGACCCCATGGCATTCACATACGCTTGCTGTGCAAGTGAAGAGGCCTCCGCCTCACGCCCCTCCTCCTGATAGGCCTTGATTTGCGCAAGGGTGGCAGCCGTCAGGTAGCGATACTGAGCCGTCAGCTTAATAGAAGCCTCTACCGGCGATTTACCCAACTCTTCGAGATCCTTGACGGTATCCTTGATCGGAATACCTGCACGATCCAATTTCAAGGCGACACCGGTGAAATTCTCGAGATTCTCCGCAGCCACCTGGCCAGTTCTTGCCATTTCAGCGAGCACAGCGGCTGCTGACGACTGAGTGAAGCCCTTGCCTTGCAGAGAGCTGGCCATAGCGGCCAACTCAGCCGTTGTCGTGCCTGCAGCATTCCCGGTCATCACCAGCGCGCGACGGAATGCATCCTCCTCCTTGCTGCCTTGGTAGTAAGCAACACCCAAAGCAATAACACCAGCAGTCAGCAAGGTGATGGGGCTTATGAGGCCCGCGATGTAGGTGCCCATTGCCCGGATTGCAGGCCCCACCCCCCCAAACATGTCCTTAAGCTGGCCACCTTGCTGCAGCAACACAGTGAGCGGTTGCTGACCTGATTGCAAAGACACCACAATGTCAGTGAACTGAGCTGGCACCATACGCATCGCAGCTGCAGTTTGCTTTGAGCTATTACCGACTGCCGACAACGAACGCGTGGCCTCCTGCTCTGCACGCTGAGCGGCGGGGCCCAACGTATCAAAGCTTTTACTGACTGCAGCAACGCCGGACTGAACCGTTGCCGCCCCCTGCAGGGTCATGGTGAAGCCGATTGGTGTCATACCTGCCCCCAATCACTTCTGCAGAGAACGCTTGCGCTCGCGATCTCGATCATCTTCTGCACGCAAGTCAGCGTAGGTTTGCAGCGCTTCAAGCTCGCATTCGCGCAGTAGGCCATAGACAGCAGCACGCTGCGACGGATCGACACCACACAGATCGAGGTAGGCCAGAACATCTTGGACGCAAAGCCCCATGCGCACACCTGTGTCTGTACGCCACATGGTTTGCACCGCCATCCAATGGCGCCACGCTTGCACGTTGCATGGCCACAAAATGAACTCGCGCACGACGTCACCGCCCTTCGGGGCGATGGCAGCCATACGCGCCAGCGAGCTTTTAGGGCTAGCCGCAAGCTGTGCAGATTGACGGTGTTCGCGCTCGTCACGGTGCAGTGCCTCTATGGTCAGGCGGACGAGCGCTCGGAGTTTTTTGCCTGCACCCCCGCATGCTTGCAGTAGCTCACCCAAACAATCGTGGTCAGGCCTGGTATCAGCAGCAACTGCTTGAGGGCATCCTGCGAAAAGGGCACAGGGGTTTTTCCATCGGTATCGACCACCCCATTCCAGTCACGTGCCTTGGATGGAACCAAGTCTGAGACCTTGGAATCAGGATCGGTCAACGATTGATCAAACTGCTCCTGGTCCATACGGTCCATAACCAGTTCAAAGGAAAAGTCCTTTTCTTTGCCATCGGCATCGCGCAGCTTGCCTTCGACAGGAAAACGCACGGCGTCAGAAACCTTGATCGTGATACTCATGTTCTATGCCCGAACGGGCCCGACAAGGGTGTGCGCGGCCGGCCCGCTCGGGCGACACGGGCCAGGCTGGCGATCCTCACCAGCCCCGCCGCGCACGAACCTGGAGATCAGGCGATGGGAGCCAGCGCAGTGGTCTCGCCCT